GGCCCACACCGCGATGCCTTGCAGGATCTCCTCTCGCTCGACGCCACGCGCACGGTCGCAACAGAACGAGGTGAGAAGCTCTTCGAACTCGCCCATGGCGGTGGCCTCGGGCGGAGCGTCGATGATGGTGAGCGAAGCTAGCAGGGTCTGCATGCGCGCGGACCACGCCTTCTCACTCATGGTCTTGGGGTACAGGTTGATCTGGTTCAGGCAGTCCTTTTGGAACTGCTTCTGCGTGACGAGGCTGTCTGTGCCGAGTTCAACACGTTTGCCGTCAACGTCCATGATCCAGATGGGCGGGTCGCCGTTGATCTTGGTCAGTGATCCAAGGTCATTGGACTTCTGCCCGGGGCCGATCCCAAACTTGCGCCCAATGCAGACCTCCTTGTTGCAGTAGCTGGCGATGGGCTGATCGTCGCACTTGTAGAAGTACTCCTTCTTCCCAAGCTGGGAGATGATGATGTCCACCTCCTTGTCGAAGAGCGGAGGGATCATCATGGTCTGATTGTAATGACGGACACGCTCCTCCCACTTGTCAGGCGTAGCCATGCGCGCGTAGACACCGAGGTTGAAGAGTGAATTGTTGCGACCACCTTCACCGAAGCCCTGTGCTGCCAGTTGCTGGAGGCAAGGCGGTCCCTTTGGAAGAACCTCCTCAGCCTTCTTAGGTGCCGTCTCATAATCAAGGAAAGCATCTGGCGATACCGCTCGACCTTCTGCGAACAGGATGAACTCTTCTGGTCCAAGGCTTTCTCCCTTGTCGTTGTATCCGTAGCGCGTGGTCCGTGCGCCAGCAAAGTAAGGCATGTTGAGGAAGTTGCCGGTGTCGCCCCGGTCAACAAGGATCTCCTGCTGCTTGGGGAATACCTCGGACCCGGCGTAGCCAAGGAGTGCAGCCAGCGAAACAAGCTTCGGCTGCAAGTCTGCTGCGGCTATCTCGTCCGTGAAGAAGAAGTAGAGGTGCGCGCCGCCAGACTTCGACCGGCATACGACACCGGGGAGGTTGTGCTTCTCGACCTGACGGATCAGGGAGGAATGGTCTAAGTTGTAGACATCGATGTCCACGGCTCCCCAATGACAACGGTTGTTGTCCTTGATGGGGATGATGCCGAGGCCGATCCCCCCGTACAGGTGGTCGGCCCAATGGTTCGTGGTCGGAGGATCGCGGAGGATGCGCGCCTGCCCCTGCTTCTTGCCGTCGCGCTGCCTATCATTCTGAACATTAAATGTTCCATGTGCACGGTTGTTGCCAGCAAAGAGAGTGAAGTATCTTTGTGCAAGGTCCATTCTACGGCCTCAATGTGAAGGGGGACCGACTTGCGGCCCCCCGGTATCCCAATTAGAACGGCACCTTCTCGTCGTCAATCACACGACCGGTGTCCTCGCGACCATGCTCTTCCTTCACCTTCACCTCGCCCGCCTTCACGGACTTGGAGAACTCCATCGCCATCTCGAAGATGGGTTTGTCGTTGGCGAGGGACAGGTTGAGGGAACGCTCATGCGCAATCTCCCAACCAAACCATGACCCCTTGTCGTTGCGCTCCTCGACGGTCCGCAGGCGGTAGACCTGAGACATCATGGGCAGGGTGAACATCCCGTTCTTGCCCATGGCCGTGCGCGACTGCATCTGCGTCAGCCACTTGCGCGCCTTCTTCAACTGGGTCGAAGTCATGGTAAGCAGGCAGCGTTGCGGGATACCAGACTCATCCATGCGCAGCACAAAGAACTGTGCTGTGTTAGTGAGGAGGTTTCCGTTCGGCAGCACGTCGTTCCCACGGTCGTCGCGGTATGTGGTATTCACAATAGAAGCGTCGGCGTCATAGGAATTCACGTATCCGCCCCCTTTTTCACGGGGCTTCCACTCGACGTAGCGACGGCTGTAGTAGCAAGGCACAACAAGGATGCCCTCTTCACCGTTGAAGGCCTCGTTGGCCACGGTGTCGTAGATCATCCCGGCCTCGGCCCCTTGCACGTAAGCGCCATCCCGCTTGTTCACCTGTGGTGAAAGCTGGGCGAGGATGCGGAGGAAGGGGATCGACATGTCCTCGGTGCGGACCTGATCCATACCCATCCCGGCGAACGCCTCAAAGTCACCGGCAGAGATGGCGGGGACGAAACGCTCTACGACTTCAACAACAGCATTCTTGGACATGTTAGTTCCCTTTCTTGATCGTGGTCTTCTGACCGATATAGATACCAAACAGTTCGCTGGGGATGTCCGTCCCACGCTCGATCTGTTCCTTGCAGAAAGCCTTCAACGTGCTGGGATGCACAGCTTCCTTTTGGTCTGCGTCAAACCCAAGCTCGTCCAAGCGTTCGATGAGGCTTGCTGCCTTCTCATCGTCGCCCTTACCAAAGGCCACGGACACCGTGTTCTTGATAAGGTCGGCATGCCCGTTTGAACGGAGCCACTCATGCGCCTCGGGCGCACGGTCCTTGCTGATGTTGGCGCTGATCACGGTAGCAACCGTGACCTTTGATCCATCAGACATCTTCAGTTCCGTGAGGCCGTGTTCAGCAAGGGCTGCGGGCAGCGCCTCACCGGAGATATGTGCGAGATCCAACTGCGCCCTCTTCAATTCGGCAGCAAGATCTTCTACGCGCTGCTCCAGAATCAGTTGCTGGCGCACAAGGCCAGACACCTGTCGGAGGTCGTTGTTGTCCACGCTGGCCAACTGCATTGCGATATCTTCTAGGTCCACTTTCTATCTCCTAGTGTCGTGGTACAGATCCACCTGAATGGGGTAGTACCGGGATTCTATTCGGTCCCACTTCAATACCTTGAACTGCCCGTTGTTAGCGAGCGCCGCAAGGCAGCATGCTATCCCAATGCATACCGGATCACCGGACAGCATGAGGTAGTCCTTCGAGGTGAACTTCACAAGCTTACGCTGCATCCGACGAATCGTAGGCATGGCTGACAGCGATACCTGTTCCTTTGCAGGAAGCAGGATGTCAAGGTCGCCAAACTCCAGTGCGTCAGACAGATCGCGCCCGGGAACTTCTTGCGTTATGTATACGGTCACGGCTTTCTCCCGTTGGACAGTCGCAACCTACCCTCAACGTGGGGGGGTCTGTCAAGCCGTCTTTTAAAAAAGTTTGTCAGATTGTCGGAAAGCCTCTTTTTCCACAGCCTGACAATCTCGGACTTGCAAAAGTTGTGGGCTTGACCCTATGTTCCCGTGTGCCAAACAGAAAGGGCCGTGGACCATGGACAACATTGATCGCTACAAGTTCCGCATGCAGCCGTACCAGCATCAGATGGACGCGCTTAAAAAGTCGTGGGATGAGAAGGAGTTCGCACTCTTCGCAGAGATGGGTACGGGCAAATCAAAGATCCTCATCGACACCGTTTCAATCCTGTACGACCGGGGTCAGATCACCGGCTTCCTCGTTGTGGCACCCAAGGGTGTGTACAAAAACTGGGAAACTATCGAACTGCCAAAGCACGTGCCAGCCCACGTTCTCTATGACGTAATCGTCTGGGATCCCGGGACGTCCAAGAAAAACTTAGACAGGCTGGATCAAGCCTTGAAGGACGACGACAACCTGAAGATCGTGGTCATGAATGTGGAAGCGTTTTCCACAGAAAAAGGTTTGGCCTACGCCCTGAAGTTCCTGCGCGCCAAGAAATCTTTGATGGCTGTGGATGAAAGCACCACCATCAAGAACGGTAAGGCCAAGCGGACCAAGAACATCATCCGTGCGGGGAAGGCCGCAGCCTACCGCCGCATCATGACGGGGTCGCCCATCACCAAGACCCCGATGGATTTGTACACACAGTGTGGGTTTCTGGACGAGTGGATCCTCGGCTACGGCAGCTTCTACTCCTTCCAAGGAAGGTACTGCCGCGTCCTGAAACGCAGTGTCGGATCGCACTCTTTCAATCAGGTGGTGGGGTATCAAAACCTCGACGAGCTTTCGACCCGTCTTGACAAGTTCTCCTACCGCATCCTGAAGAAGGACTGCTTAGACCTTCCCGAAAAAGTGTACACTAAACGCCTTGTCCAACTCACCGATGAACAGGCTAGGATCTATGCTACGGTCAAGAAGGCCGCGATTGCAGAGTTGGATGGAAAGACGCTCACAGCTCAGAATGTGTTGACGCAGATTATCCGCCTGCAACAAATTTGCTCGGGATATTTCAAGGCCGACGATGGTGCGGTCATCGAGATGAAATCGGACAAATTTGACGAGCTTCTCAGCGCCCTCGAAGAGGTCCACGGAAAAGTCATCATCTGGGCGAACTACACTTACGACATCCAGATGATTGAACGTGCGTTGGCCAAGGAGTATGGCCCCCCTTCGGTACGTTCCTACTATGGCGAGACAACGCCTGATGAACGACAGCAGATTGTTAAAGACTTCCAAGATCCCGATCATCCGCTTCGCTTCTTTGTTGGCCAACCACGGACCGGTGGCTATGGTCTAACTTTAACAGAAGCCAGCACGGTGATCTACTTCTCCAACAACTATGACCTCGAAGTTCGACTGCAAAGTGAGGATCGCGCACATCGCATTGGGCAGAAGAACAACGTCACCTATATCGACATCGTGACGGAGGGGACTGTGGACGAGAAGATCCTCCGCGCTCTACGCGAGAAGATCAACATCGCAACCATGGTGCTGAAGGAAGGCCACAAGGACTGGCTGATCTAGCACTTCCACGCCCGCAGGGATTTATTGATGCGGGAGTTCGGATCGTGGGCGGTCTTTTCCGAGGTCAACTTCTTCTTCATGCCCTTCATACGGGCGCAGAAGCTGTCCTTGCGAGGACCGCCTTCGGGCTGAGGAGCCTTGAGCCCGGGCTTGCCCGGGTTCGCCTTATTGTAGGACGCACGTCCTTTGGCGTTGAGACCGCCCTTGTCGGACTTACCTTCCTTGCGCTGCCATGCCGGGGACTTTGCCATCACTTCCTCTTCTTGGACGCAGCCATGTTGTCGATGAGGTTGGGATATGGGCGACCCGCCTTCTTGGCAGCAGCCTTTGCAGAGGACTTCTGCGCCCCCGACAGCTTCTTAGATGCGCCCAGTTTTGAGGGTCGGGCCTTATCCCAAATAGGGGTCTTCGCCATGCTGCTATCCTACCGTAGGCACCACCCATCGCGGCGCGCGTTGTTAACCTTCACCTCGACAATCGTCTGAGGCGTATCCTTTGCAGACCATGAGACCGGACGCCAGACCCCGCAAACGGACTTGTTAGTCTCGACGGTGCCCGTCAGACTGGAGCAGCCGGTCAGGGGAAGTATCAACAGCATCGCCAGCGCGTATCGCATCTTGTGTTCTCCGTAGTACGTCAGAGGTTGCCTTCGCTTCAATCTCGGCCACGGCGTCAGACCTGATCTTCAGGTAGACGCCAAACAGGGCCATGACAACGACTATGCCAATAATGGCATAGCGTCCAAGTGGGGTGAAGAGAAGCGAGATCATACCCCATGTTCCTCCATGTGCTTCTTGCGCCAATAGACGATGGCAAAACCAACGGCAGCGACAACCAACAGAATCAGGAGAGAGGTGTTGGACGCGGCGGATCCGATGGTGGTGGCGAGGTCGGAGGCGTCGGCGACCTGAGTCTGGATCTCCTTGGCTGCACCGAGAGCAGCAAGACCACCTACAGCCAGACCACCCGTCGCCTGCTTGGACTCAACGATGCTCTTCTCGGGCTTGGGTGCAACGGGAACGTCGATAGTGTCGTGGTTATCTGCCCACATCTTTTTGGCGGTGGCAAGGCAGACGCGGCGGTCGGCGATGCCGTTCGTGCCCCCGTTGATCTTGCGGGTAACGGCTACGACGTCGTCAGCGTCAGCGCAGGCGTTGATCTTGCGTGATTTCCAGTACTCGCATGCGATACGCAGGGAGACTACGGGGTCCGCAGCAAGCTCGGGGTCGGCGACGAGATCAAGATCAAGGAGCTTCCCGTAATGGGCGTAGTTGGCGCGACCAGTGAGTTGGAAGATACCACGACCAGCGAAGCGGCGACCGTCGCCGGGCTCGACGTTGCCAAGATCCTTGCGGCCTTCGTACTTCTGCTGGGCCGGGGTAGGACCCCAGATCTCACGCAGGAACTTAAAGCCCCCAGTTTCGTGAGCAGCCTGCGCCCAGAAGTGGGCCTCGCGAAGCGTGGTGTTAATTTCGTAGGATGGGAGGATCTCGGGTGCCGCGTCAGCCAGTTCCTTGAGAACGGACTTCTTGGCCCGGGGAGCAAGAGCGCAGAGATCTTCGTAGAGGGACGTGGTCATGGTGAGGAACCTTGTTAGCGTAGGAGGGCGACGATGACGATTGTGATCAGGGCGATCAGGGCGAGGGTGACGAGGGCGAAGACAAGCCAAAGCTGGAGAGACTCAAGCGCCTCTTCCTGCTGCTTGGCAGCGGCAAGGGCGGCGGCGCGCTGCTCCTTCTTGATACGGGTGGTTGCTGCGATGATCGAGTCCCATGCGGCGATGCCGTACTCGCCGATGAAGTGGTTTTTCAAATCGGCCATCATTGCGTCGGCTTCGGCCTTAGCCGCATAGGCTTCCATCGCAAGCTGCTGCGCCGACTTTCCAGAAACAAGATGTCCTTTTGAGGGTTCGGCAGCAATGCGGGTGATGTGCGCAACGCTGTCGAACAGTGAACCAAGGTCCTTGGCTACACCTTGGATCTCCTTGCCCACAGCAACGCCAGCCTTGACAGCCTCATAACTTGCTTTGGCTATGGCTAGGAGTGTGAGCGGGTCCATTATCTGTAGACCCCCGCACGGTTGGCAGCATTCACCATCTGCTCGGCCAGTTGTCCACGGGCCGTGGTCAGCTTCTCAAGAAGCACAGCCTTCTGCTCGGGGTCCATTTTTGGATTTCGGCGGATGATGTCCATCTGTTTGTTAAGCTTGCCCATGTTTTCATTCGCAGCATTGAAGGCTGTGAACAGACCCTTGGCCGCAGGCATCTGCTCGCTGCGCCTCTTGATTGTCTCAAGGTCACCGATCTCAGCGGCCTTGGTCATCGAGTTGGCGATCTCTGTCACCTTCTGCTTGATCTCATAGAAGTCACCGATGAACTTATTATTAAGCTGGCCCTCCGTTTTCAGGAGGCGGCTTGCACCAGAAAGTGTGCCGAGGATGCCGGGGAAGCTGGCCGGGTCACCGAAGACACCGGCAGGACGAGTGCCACCCGCGCTTGTCACGCCGTCAAGGGTTCCAAGAAACAACATGCCCATGCTGCCCGTGTAGCCACGGATCAGGGCATCAACTTGCTTGGGCGACAAGCCAACGGAGGAGGACACCTGACCGGCGTACTTAGCAAGGCTGCTGGTGTACTCGTCGTACCGCTCCTCCTTTGGTCTGTTTTTGTCGGCAAGCGTCTCGATGGCCTGCCCGGTATAGGCGTTCCGGTTTGCGTAGATCTCTTCGAGCGGCTTTGCAAACTGTGGGATTGGCTCAAGCAAAAAGGTCTTTTTGCCAAATTCCAGCACACCTTGTGCAATGTCGTTTCCGTCACCCTTGCGGATGGAGTCGAGCAAGAGGGTGGGAAGCGCGCCGAAGAGTTCACCGACTTCAAACGCGCGGGGCAGAGCGATGACCGTATCGCCGACCTTGACATACATGTTGGAGAGGCGGTCCTTCACGGACAGCTTCTTGTACCAATCGTCATCGCCATAAACAGCGTTGACGGCAGCGTTGACGGCAAACACCATTGCGCCGCGCGTGAGGATCTGTTTCGTGATGCCGATGGTCCCGCCCTTGCCGATGAGCGTGTCGGGCGCGCCAGCCGTGTTCGTCTCCATAAGGCGGTAGAGTCCTTGGATACGGGCCGTGAGGAACGGGGTCATGGGGATGAGGAATGAGACGGCGTTTCCAAGGATGCCGCCACCCGCGCCACTGCGGTGGTAGTTCACAAGGTTGACCGCTTCCCACGAAGCGTCCGCCTTGGACAACCCGCCACCCTTCTTGGTCTGGAGGTAGTTGTAGTAGGCGAT